TGCGCTACTTCATTCCAAACTTGTAATAAGGCTTGTTGTACACTTGCACTTTCGGGGTAAGCAGTCTTGTTTTGTATTTCTTTAATTCTTTCTGTTGTCATTTCTCTTTGGTGTTAAAGGTTTACTTAAATCTTAAACTTCCTTCTACTGATACAAAGTTATAAGCACATCTATCACATGCATATTCATCATGTGACATTTGTACAAGAGTTGATTCTGTACAGTTTGGACACAGTGTGTCAGTTTTATAGACAGGATATTCCTGTGGTACATTAAGTGGTTCTTGCTCTAACATTTCCATGAAGAGCTCTTTCATTCTTCCCATTATTCTAAAGGATTATAATATTTAATTTTACTTTCATCAAATCCTTTTAGAGCATTCTTTACCCAATACTCATCTTGTGTTCCTTTATAACAAAGGATATGACAAGTAGCTGTCTCTGTAGGATTCAATCTTAACAAACGACCAATACGTTGTGCCGTCTTTCTCTCATTACCATACGCATGCATGATAATTCCCTGCTTAAGATTAGGTATTGTAACACCTTCACTAAGCTGAAGTACACAAGACATCTTATCTATGCGTCCGTCACTGAATAGTTTGAAGTTTTCTTCAGAGTTAGGATTGTTAGAATGATAGGAATGTCTACAGATTCTATCGGCTTGATCTTGTGTGTTTGCAAATACAATACATTTAGAGCTAACATTGGATAGAATAGATTTGACATATGTTTCTTTAGTTGTGTAATCCATCAAAGCTCTCATCCTCATTATAGAAGCAAACTGCTGTTGTTTCGGTGTATTAGCTTCAGCCATACGTGAATTACAATAAGCATAGTCTCTATATTCAGAGGTGTACCAAAAGCCACCACTCTTATTTTTCTTTTTATAAGTTGGTGTCTTTGCAAGTTCAAGCATATGAACTACAATCTTGTAGTCATTCAGAATGTTGTTATCTGTTGCATCATCTACAGAGAACTCATATTTAATAGGACAGTATTTTTCTACCATTCTATATTTCTCTGTTCCTTTACGTGCTGGAGGTGTACCAGTGAGGCCAAGGATCTTACCTGCATATGCAGATAAAAATGGTTCATGACTCTCTAGTAAACTATGACACTCATCTAAATAAACAATCTGATACTCCATAGGATTATGCTTATTGATAGATAAGTAAGTTGTAAAGGTAAAGTGTGGTTGTAAGTGTTCCAGGTTCATCTTCTCAAGCTCTGTTAACCAGGCTTCTTTGATAGATACTTTTGGTATTACAACCAATGCTTTTATAAACGGATCATAATTCTTTTGAAAATGTTGGATTGCAATTCTTGTCTTACCAACACCCATAGATATACCTAATCCACAGCGATTATGTTGTGATGCTATATCTAAAGCATCTTTTTGTACTAACTCACGGTGCGTCATAGAATAATTTTTTTAATTCTTCTTTTTCTATTATTTCTTTCAAGTATATAGAGTAGTTATTAGCTTCCGCATAGGATGCATCTAACGCTGCAAAGTAATCTTTTTTATTATTAATCTTGCTTAGATATCTGCACTGATAGAAAGCATAGTCATATAAACTTTCTTGCCAGCTATGATAATAAGCGTGATTAAGTTGTGTGCCCTTAGCTGTTCTAATTCTTGATCTAGCTTGTTTCATACCAAAAAGATTATGATTCTCTTTGAATACGGTACTGGTCCAATGACCGGTTTCCAATATTGATTGTGCTAACACAATTTCAGGATGCTTAATTCCAAGCTCTTTAATCATAGAAACTAAAGCTTCTTTTGAAAAGGGTTCTTTTTCTTCTCTAACTACATGCATTGACCCTTCAAGTTCTACATACTTAGTTTCAGCTGTAGACTCACCAAATTTAAACGATATAGCTGCACCACTTATAAATATAAGCACTGCTCCTATGCTAATCTTGCGTATATATTTACTGCAAGATTCAAATCTTAATTCTTTTTTGTTGTACTTGTAAAACATTTTCTTTTTTTTTATGTGAAACATAGGTGCTCCCTACAGGGCTTGAACCTGTGACCTATCCGTTATGAGCGGAGTGCTCTGACCAACTGAGCTAAGAGAGCTAAGTAGCCGGAGTGGGACTTGAACCCACACGGGTATTACTACCCAACAGATTTTAAGTCTGTCATGTCTACCACTTCCATCATCCGGCCATCTAGTGACCCCACAAGGACTCGAACCTTGAACCTACAGCTTAGAAGGCTGTTGCTCTATCCAATTGAGCTATGAGGCCATAAATTATGGGCTAAATTAAATTCTCTTTTCTGAGAATCCTAACTCAATTGCTTCTTCAGGATGTTCTTCTATGTAAATATGACATTGTCTGCATACTGATAACCATGTATTTTCTTCTAAATAATATTTACCTCTACCTTTTTTGTGATGTACATCGGTAGATGATCTACTACAACCAGGTAATGCTGCTTCACACATTGGTTTAGATTCCATAAATTTTCTTCTAAGTCTGGTATATACTGCATCTAGTATAGCCATCTTCTTAGATTTAGGGTTGATAGGTTTCTTCTTTAATGGTGTAGCATCAGGTGCCTTAGATTTCAACCAGCAACTCTTGCAATACCGACTTCCTTTATCATTCTTCCAGATAAATTGCTCAGTATTGCAATTGTTACACAGTTTCTTTTTTCTCTCAATCATTTTAGAGTCAAATAGTTTTTAGGTAATAAACCTTTCTTCATGTAGAAAAGAATTAAATCTTCATAACTTATTCCTAATTCTTTGAAAGTTAGCTTATTAGTATAATCAGGGTCCACATCATAAACAGACAAACTGTTAAGTTCTTCTGCCAGTTGTGATCCTTTAAAGATACTAAAAATACTTTGTGCACGTTTATTACAGATAACTTGTTTCCACAAATTAACTTCATACTGTCCACGTTGCCATACTTTCTTTATTCTTCTTTTCTTATCCCAATGAAGTTTACTCACTTGTTCAGGAGTATAAACATTTAACCCGTGCAATACTCTCTTAAATAGAAAGTGTTGTGTTGGATTGAGCTTGGTGTAATCTAAACGTTGTAAGATTATCTTAGGTTGTAACTGATATTCAGATAGTAAACCTAAATACTCATAACGTTCAGTACGTTGTTGAAGGAGTCTGATATTTTTCTCAGTTTCCAGGATCTGTTTTTGTTCATTACTTAGCATATCTTTAGTTGTTATTGTTCAGTGAGAAAAAAAGAGGGCCAGCATTTCTGCCAGCCCTCAATGTTTAAGAGGTTTCGGGTCTTTCAAGGTTACTGCTAATTCCTAAGAATTTAGTATGAGGTTAACCTTTACCTGTATCATACTTTTACAGCTTCACTGCCTCTTGATAAAAGACTTACTCTGGGACGCTGTTATAATGGATAGCGTAGTAAGTACTATTATAGTTCAAAAGTAGAGTCTTCTACTTCTTCTAACTCTTCCTCTTGTGCTTCAGCTTGTACTTCAGCAATAGAGTCTTCTAAATCAATTTGACTTTCTTCTGCATCAAATGCTTCTGATGTAGTAGCTGCCTTGATTTTGTTACTAGATGTGTCTTGATTTGCCTCACGGATAGCATCACCATTGTCATGGGCTACTAATACATCTTCTGCATTTGTATCTGCAGTAAAGACTGTTTTCCTATAAATAGGTTGTCCGTCTTGGCAACAAATAATACCAGTGTCACCAGCAATCTTAAGATCACGATCAGGATCATTAGTGTTAAATGGTTCAAGAGACTCACGTACTACAATTTTACCTGCTAATTCTTTCATGTTATGAATACCCATATCACGAAGATCTTCTACTTTACCATGAAGTAATGTGCTGACAGTCTTACGGTTAACCCAGCCAGTATTGCCAAAGGTTACACGCTCTTGTTGTAGTCTAACGTGACCAAATTCTGAATTGTTTTGAGACACACGGATTACGTTCCCCAATTCATCGGGAACAATTTGAACTTTGTTTTGCATTTTTTTTTAAATTATTAAAGGTTCTACTTAAATGTCATCTGGGTGAAAGTAATCATCTTTAAATTTATTTGTTGGATCTAAGTTTACATAATCAAATAAGTCCGGTTCAAACTCATCATCATGTAATAACTCTTCTACAACTAATTTATCAGCTGTTGAACCAGTTGAATATAAATTATAAAAAGGATTGCTACACTCAAGACTGTATGTGGAACTTAAACCATTAAGCTCTCTAACCTCTATATCATCCAGTTCTAGGAACTGTTCTACAGAAAGTTCAATTATACGTCCATTTGGTAACTGATATATCATTATCTACAACAATAGTTGTAAAAATAAGAATAGTAATGTTACTAGAACAGTATAATTAAGAGTTAAAGGGATAAGATCTACAAATAATTAGCATACATATAGCTAAGTATTTATCTTAAAATTAATACACGACCTCTTCTTTTTACATATCCTTTTGCTTTTAGTTCTTCTATTAAGTATGATACGGTTCTTACTGATTTATTGCAGTGATCTGCAAGGGTGCTTATAGATGGAAAGCACTGTCTATTTTTATCAGCGTATGTACATAACAAACTGTAAAGTCCTTTAGCCTGGATACTCAATTCAGGGTCTTGTAAAACATCTTGATTGACAATACCAAATTTATTGGAATATGACATGTCTATCAAGTAGTATTCTAATAGCAGCAAAGCTTGTTTCAGCCTCTGCTAAGTTAGTATCAGTCATATGATACTTCTTGTTCATATAGCTTCCAAAGCTATGTGTTTGTCTAGAGAACATTCTTTTAATTGTTCCCCAATTTTTTACCTCAGATCTCAAGAGCTGGTGTGATATTTTTGCCATGGTTTAAACTTTTAAAATATTCTATATCAAGTTTATCAATCAAAGTTAAATCTGATGTGTTTATACTGTCTTCATGAAACTTTAATTGTTTATCATCATCATGGTACAAGTACTTTACTTTCATTGAGCCATAAAAGGGATTGTACTCAGTACTCCATGATGAATCACCAATGACTTCTGCGTATACCATACCGTCTTCTGTAACCAAACCCATGTCTTTTAAAGTACCATAATCAAAGTATTTACTTGAATGATACTTATCCATAGGAATTTTCACATAACTACCAGGGTAAATAAGGGTTTCTGGTTCTTTAGAAGTAAGCATGTGCAGCATGTACTCTAAAGAACTGTCAGCCATATTGTTCACAATAGCCTCTACTGCTAGGTGATAATTTACACTCTTGTTACTAAGAGCTGTTGCAAGCATGTTTGTAATTGTTCTTTTAGATACTTTCATAAGATTCTAATTAAAAAATTATAGTTTGCCTAGATGCGTCTAGCTTGCGTCCTGATTATGAGATCTGAAACCGTTAACAACAGTGGAACAAACTATAATTCATCACCTAAATAGGCAATATATTGCACTTTTCTTATACTATATACTCTCTCTTAGTATACTGGTACTGTTAGTGTGCAGTATATTGCACTTTTTATTTAAACAACCCATCAGATAATGCAATACAGTCACGTTTTTTGTCCTTATAAGGCAACACAACTGCTTTGCAGAACTCCGGATCTTCTCCATTCTCTCTGATAATACTCTTAAATACCTTCAAGCTAGTTCTTAGTTTCTTTGCGAGACGTAAGTTATCATAGTGACCAAACACAACAAAGCCATCATAACTGAGGCTGTAGTGTATTGTGGTCATGTGATCAGAAAAAGCATAGTTAAGTTCACTGCCTTCTTTAGCTCTGACATCCATTGTACCATTATTTGATATGGTATCAATAAAATTCTTCAAGTATTTAGGTGTTGGTGAGTCAATAAACAGGCTTATTATACTCTTACCAGATTCAAAATTATATTCAGTACTTATAGAAACATCAAAATACTTGTTGAATATATTCAAGTATTGATCTTTGTTGTTTAAAGTACCGTGATACACGCTGCCAGAGTGACCTTTAAACAAGGTTCCTCTATCAAAGTGTAGGATCTTAGAGACATTAGTATGAAATCTATCATTACTTTTCTCTACATTTCTTATTTGATCTATCAAACTACGCATAAATGTTCATGCCCATGACAGTTCAAACATTACAAACGGTATGCATACAGCAACACGCTTGTGTTGCCAGGCAATACCAAAGCCGATAAACTCAGCAAATTGGATGTCTGTTGAAAATTTCTTCATGATGTAATAATTATAAGGATTCAATTGGTATTCCTGTGATCATGCTAACTATAATCTTTAGCATAACAACTATAATGTTTAACATAATACTAGATATTTTATAAAAAACAAAAGCACCCGTAAAGAGTGCTCCTGTCATTAATACTATTTTAAATAAGTTTTTCATGTTAGTGATATTTGTCTAACCTCACCGTCCTCACATTTCATTGTGATTTGTTTTTGGTCTGTTCTTTCAATTGCGTGATCTAAAGATGGTGTAATGAATTCAGAACCATCTCTGTAGTACAAGTAAACACATTCTCTATCTTCCATGATTAATAAGTTTATAGAGCTAAGATAAGTAATAGGTGGGATTATTACAACCCCACCTTTTTACATCTTAGGAATAAGCGGTGATAAATCACCACAATTGTAAACAATTTAGGAGTGTCTCCAGAACATAGTAATATAATTACTATCATCTGTGTGCACATCACCAATGTCAATAAGACCTTCGTTTTGTGCCATCTCACGTAGTGTGACGTTACTCATTAGTGTTTGAGTTAACTCTCCAAGTTCCACTGATTCTAACTTTTCAGATAAAACAGTGTCAAAATCTCCATTTTCTCTACGTATTAGTGATTTGTTAGGACCTGCTGGGTTATCAAATACTAATACAATCTTTGTCCCTAAACGGGCAAAGTAATCTGGGTGTGTAATATGTATACGCATGGTTATAAATTTTCTAAAAAGGTTGTATCAATAGTGTAAACGTTATCACGATACCAGATGCAATTAATATTACCACTAGTATCAGATACGATCTCACAGTTGTCTACATAAACAACGTGGTTATACTCAGGCTGATTTACTTTGATACCTTCATCATGAATACGACCATACTGGAAGCATCCATAACAGAGTATGAAAAGGACAAAGTATTTAAAATACTTATCCATAATTCTCATAGTATTCACCAGCTACAATAAAAGCAGGTATCCAACCAACGAATAACATTCCCACGAACATAGCCGGATGTGTTAGAAAGTGTCTAAAGGTTGCGAATTCTGCACACAACCACAGTACGGTTGTTAAGAACAACCAGGTAGCAATTAAGGTTGCAATCCCAATGAGCATTGTTTTTGTTAATTTCATTTTAAAAAGTATTTAGGTGAATATGTTTAAAAAAAAGAGCAGTTTGGATACATGCTCAGGTATATTTCTTTGCCTCGCACAGTAGGTACCTACTTTGTGCCCTGGATTAAGGCTCACATCATAATAAAAGTGTTTGATTCCAGGTAACGGGTTAATAAATTACGCAAGACTTAGAGCGTAAGACTGCTAAGCCAATACTCTAAATCCCACTTGTTGAACAAGACCCAAATCCAGGGTCTAAAGGTAACCAACCTTGAACAAGACATGACCTTGTGACTTGTGACTATGATACATCCATGAAATGTACCCAGCAAGGAGCTACCTTGCACGTCTTTTCAAAACTGCTAATACTTTAGCAGAAGCTCTTACACTACCAGCATGTGATGATACGCTCTCTAATATTATTCTATTATTTGAACGTGTAACACTTTTGTGGTACCAGCAACATCCACAACCTTCATGGTGTGAATATGTATGTTTTTTAGTCATACGCTTAATGAATGAATCACGTTGACTTGGTGTTTTTAGTACTACCATAAGACTTAATATTTGAAATATCTTAATATAGAACTCTCACAAGGTTGCAACCCTTGAACTAATATTAGTGAGTGGATTTGAACCACTTCCTGTTATTGGATTCAGCCTCGTAGCCTCTACGTACTAAATGCCTGCAATTGGATGAGAGTTGGAAAAATCAAACATGGTAGCAACCATTAAGGTTCTATTATTAAGCTATTTCCAAGTAGCTCCAAGTTCACGCTTGGTCCGTTTTAAAAGCCGGGTTATTATATACTACCTGCTTAAAGGAATTAATATATAATAACAAAGACTGATTACCACCACATGCTCTATGTAGGTTATGAGCATAAGGAGATAGATTGTTATATAACTCATGTATAGAGTTAACATAATCAGTGAGTTCATCTATAGGTGTATAAACCTTAGTGCTATTATTATTCATAGCTATATCTATATATTTAGGTGAATAGAAACTATTTGAGTGTTACAAAGTGGGTAAAAGTGGTGATTTAGACCATTCACACACAATGCAACACACAAATAAATAAATTTTTACAATCAATTAGGAATCAGTAACAAGTTTGAATCCTTGAAGTGGACGTAACAATGTTCATCCACTAATTGGGTGAGAACTGCACTATTGTGCAGCCTCAACCCAGTACAGATTGCGCAGTGGTTCACCTGTTTCCAGGTCACGCACTGGTGCATCTGTGTTGATTGTAAAGCCCTTAAGCTCTGTGCCCGGCTTGAGGGTCTTGAGCTTCTTTACAATTGAATGGTCACTCTTCATACTGGTCCCAGTTGAAGGGTCTACCATGTTGAGTTGGCCAGATACAATAGTATCTTGGACACGAACTTGAACTTTCATACCCATGAAGTCTACTTCTTGTGTTGAAAGTGGTTTGCTTGTCACATAGAGAGTTACATTCTTTGTAGTCTCATTGATAAGCAGCTTGCGGAAAAAAACTGAATTTGCCATTTGCTTAAATTAAGTTAAGTTATACATCTTGGGGGCACCCCCCTGTCAAATTTTAGGAGGGGAGCCGTACATTATGGGGTACTGCCAATGCCAAACACAGAATTTTTGCAGGTCCGGGGGCAGAAAAAAACAATCCTTCTGTGTATAGAAACAGAGATTTAATTTTTTATGGGGGTAAAATTTTGTATCTTATTATTGTAGATGTTTCTCTAAATAGGGTATTATGGATTGGGATAACTCAGATGATAACGAAGACTTTGATGCATTTGATGATATGGATGGTGCACTCTTTGACGGCCTCAGTGAAATTGAGAGGATGGAAAGAGAGGATGAGATCCTAGAGAGTGCATTTAATAACTCTTATGATATTATTACTAAGCGTGTAACTTTTGAGGAGTTGCTAGCAAAAAACCATTTCGGACCAGACGGAGATGGTTACACTACAATTGTACATGACGTTGAAAACGGTCCTAGTCTAAATGAATTACAAAATATTATTCTTTACTTTCAGGAAAAGGAGGAGTATGAGAAATGTGCAGTGATCCACAAAATGCTGCCATATGTTGAATAGACTGTACAAATTACTGGTGATATTGCTTATCGCAATATGCAATACAACGTATGGTCAAGAATGTAGTCCCTACAAAAGCCCACGTACAATATGGTGGGATACTAAATCCCCTATTAGGTATTCTGTCTCTATGGGTATGTGCTATCATTATGATGGATATACTGCAGGTTTGCACTACAAGGATGTGAGTGTTCAAACGGTTTTAATGCGTCCTGCTAGATATAGGACTATGAGAATGCCAGAAGAAGCTTATATAGTGGGGGGATATGATGGATTACTCGGTATAGGGGGAGGTCTTAGGGTGAATGATAATAGGGTGTCTCCAGTTGGATACATATCGGGAAGAAAGAAACTGCTTGGATGTTTGTATGGTAATGTTGCATATTATCAAACCGTAGGTATGAGTCACCTCGTAGTAGGGGTAAAAATCATACTCTAAAAAAATTTTTTGGAATTAATCCTTTAAACTTTTTGTATTTAAACTTGATTTGTTATATTTGTTACTGAACATATAAAATCAACAATTATGTCAAAACAAGAACAACCAAAAGAACTCACTAAAGAGGAGTTACAGAAGCGTAGAGAAGAAATCACTGCCTTCTACAAGGAGAACATCAAACATCTCAAAGTTCAGAAAGAGTATGAAGAACTTTTAAGAGACATTGAACAAGCTCGTGCAGAAAGAATTCAATCTCAAATGTTTTTGGCACAAGCTTATGGAGCTGGTCAAGAAGAACCACAAGAAGATCCATCCGAAGCAGCTAGAGAATTTGAGATGGCCATGGCAGAAGAAGGTGAAACTCGTACTAGAACATTAAAGCGCAACTAAAATGGAGATGTTAAAAGAAGGATCAAGAGGTCCTGAAGTAAAAAAACTTCAAGGTTTGCTGGGCGTTAGTGCGGATGGCGTGTTTGGTCCCGCTACTAAAAAGGCCGTAGTTAGGTTTCAACTAGGAGCAAACCTTTCTACAGATGGTATTGTAGGAAATGAGACATGGACTCTCCTCCTTACTAGAGGACCAGAACGTGAAGCTATTGATGAAGATACTGATACTATGGAACAGTACTTCACAACTCCTTATGGTCAAACAATTCACAGACACTTTCTTCCAAAAGGAGAATATATTGAAGGTCCTGTGACTAATGACTATGTATTCTTACATCATACGGCTGGTTGGGAGAATCCATACAAGTGTATTGATCAATGGGGTAGAGATAGCCGCGGACGTGTTGCCACTGAATTTGTACTTGGTGGACAAAGAGTTACCAATGGATCTGATGATTATGATGGGGTAATGGTTCAAGCTTTTCCAGAAGGTGGTCAAGGTTGGCACCTTGGTAAAACGGGGAGTGGTTTTATGAACCGTCACTCAGTTGGTATTGAAATCAACAACTTTGGTTATTTGACTTCTGAAATGAAGACATATGCTGGGCAGACTGCACATGAATCTCAGATCTGTAAATTAGCAGAGCCTTTTAAAGGTTATACTAACTGGCATAACTATTCTACTAGACAAATTGAAGAACTAGAGAAGTGGTTAAAGTACATTGCTGAACGTGATAACATTGATATCAGAATTGGTTTAGTACAATGGATTAAAAAATTAGGACCAACAAAAGCATTTGAATTTCAAGATGATGCATACTATGGTAAAGTTAAAGGTCTTCTAACGCATACTAATGTTAGAAGAGATAAGTTTGATTGTTACCCGCATCCTGACTTGATAGATATGCTATTAAGTTTATAATATGGCAATAGTAAATAAAGTAGATCAAAAAGCAAAAGTAGATCTGGATACAACAATCCAGTATCAAATTGTTACATACTGCTTCTTCAATAATTTGCAAATAAGCAATTCAGATTTAAAATGTTTAGCCGAGCTTGCAAAAATAGGAGAGGTTGAGCTTACTTTTTTCTGCCTTCACGTGACTGATCTGGGGATTTTTAAAAGTCCTCAGTCAGCACGTAACGCAATTACAAAGGCAAGTAAAAAAGATCTTGTTGTTAAAGATGGCAAGAATAGAAAGAAGATTTACCTTAATAAGAGTATGAATGTTCAGACAACAGGTAATGTACTACTGGACTATAAAATTTTAGGCATTGAATCCCAAGAGTCATAAAGATTTTAAAGAAGGTATTGCAGAAGAGGTTGGAGTACACCCTGATGTAGTTGATGACTTTGTAAATTTTTATTATGCAAAGCTCAGAAAAAACTTATCTAATTTAACTTACCCTAGTATAAACATAACCGGTTTGGGTACTTTTAATATTAGACAAAAAATACTGGATAAAGAAATAAAGAAAACAAAAAGCATTCTTGGAAACCTGGCAAAAACTACATATCACGGATATGAAAAACATGTGGGTATAAAGGAGAAACTAGAAGCTCTTGAAAATATGAAAGAGATGATAGATATTGAAAAGCAAGAAAAAACAAACTTTAGAAAGAAGAATAAATGAAACTTAAAAATCTAATGACTGCATTTAAGAACGCTGATAAGATTACAGCTGGTGTTCTTAATTCAATTTTTAAGAAAAAAGAGATTGAGGTGATTGCTGCTGGAAGATTTGAAATATGTCAAAAATGTGAACAGCTTGATACTGAGGGAGTTAACTGTTTGGCTCCCGGAACGCAACCATGTTGTGCTGAATGTGGTTGCAGTTTAGACTTTAAAACAAGATCATTATCTTCAGAATGCCCATTAGGTAAATGGAGTGCTTGGTTAACTGAAGAACAAGAAAACAAATTAGACTTATGACTGTATCTGAAATTGTAAAAGATCTTCTAAAATATAGAATGATCACAGAAGAAGCAGCTGTTGTTTTGCTTAGAGCAGAAGCAGATGCCATTGCGTATAGGATAACCAATGAAAAACCTAGTTATAATCTTAAAGATTTAGAAGCTATGGGTATTTGGTTTACCAATACTACAAATGATAAATAACAATAACTATGGCTATTATATTTAAAGAAGATGGACATGTATATGAAAGTGTAGACCAGGATCAAATAAACTGGACTAGTGTAACCTCCTTTATTGGAATGTTTAAACCTAAGTTTAATGCTAAGGCACAGGCTAAAAAGTCTGCTAAAAATAAACGTTCTAAATGGTATGGTATGACTGAAAAAGAAATACTTGCCGCATGGGATGGGGAGACAGAACGCGCTATTGGATTAGGTAATTGGTATCATAACCAAAGAGAAGCAGATATGCTTGATTTCAAAACCATTGAACGTGATGGTGTGGAACTACCTATAATTAAACCTTTAGTAAATGATAATGGTATAAAATTAGCACCAAATCAAAAGCTAGGGGAAGGTGTATATCCAGAGCATCTTGTCTATCTAAAGTCTGTTGGGCTTTGCGGACAAGCTGATTTGGTTGAGATTGTAAACGGTCATATTAACATTACAGATTACAAAACAAACAAAGAAATTAAAGAGAAAGGTTTTACAAATTGGGAGGGTATTACATCAAAAATGTACAATCCTGTTAGTCATCTTGATAATTGTAATTTGAATCATTATAACCTACAACTCAGTATTTATGCGTATATTATTAAAAAGCATAACCCTAAACTAAAGATAGGTAAGCTTACAATTCAACATGTAAAATTTAAACAAGTTGGAACAGATAAGAACGGGTATCCAATTAATGAACATGTAAACGGGGAGCCTGTAATTGAAGATATTACAATGTATAATCTCCCATATTTAAAAGATGAAGTTGATAGTCTTATAATGTGGTTTAAAGATAATGAAAAATGATAGTAAGACTATTTGATGTTCAAAATGGCAAAGTGATTCCAACAGAACACTGTTATACTTTAGAATTTTTAAAAGACTTAATGGAAGAATATCCTGATACATACATGAGTGTGTATCAGTATTTGTTTTATATGTCTTGTCCTAATCCTGATTTAAATCCATTCTTTAATTTACCAGAACATGAGAAAGAAGATATTATAGTAGAACAGGTTGGTTTAGAAGAATCAACTGAAGATTCTAAAATAAGATACTCATTGGACATGTGTAGAAAACTCTATGAAACACCAACCTATAGAGCATATGTGGGTATTAAGTCAATGCTTGATAGATTGGCCAGATATATGGAAACAACTCAAATTGAGCATGGACGTGATGGTAATATTAATTCACTTGTAAATGCTGCAGCCAAGTTTGAACAAATTAGGAATTCTTATAAAGGAGCCTTTAGTGATATGAAGGAGGAACAAGAAAGCCAAGTTCGTGGTGGTGCAGGTTTAGCTTATGATCAAATGTAATGACAAACAAAAAAGAAAACTGGGTCTTCTGTTATTGGGATGAACCCATTGATATAAAACCAAATAAAGAAAAGAATGAAAACAAAAATAGTCCCCGTAGGAAAAAAGGTTCTAATAAAGGCTAAAGAAGCAGAAAGAACTATACCTGGTACTAATATTATTATCCCAGATACAGCTTTAGAAAAAGTATATCAGGGATATGTTGTAGCTGTAGGTGCTGAAGTTGAAGAGATTAAATCTGGAGATTTTATTCAATATGCAGATTACTGTGTTCCAACAGAAATGAAACATGATGGTGAAAAACATTTACTTATAAATGCTGGAGATGTTTTTGCTATAATTGAAAGCATTGAATAGTGTTTATAGAAATCCCAACATATGAAGGTGGTCAATGGACTCTAACAAACTTTGAAACAAGGCAAGATTTTTCTGAGTTTATACTATCTATATTTAAAGAACCCGGTCTATATAATTTTAATGAAACAAGCTTTTTATTTAACAAAGAAGCAATTCATTTTAATAAGGAAGGGTTTTACTGCGGTGCACCTTTTAGATCTAGAGATTTTATAGATTATTGGGATGATCAAAAAAATAAATGCCGTGTGGGAGCTATCTATAAAGATGGTTCCCATACTTGGTATTTAACCCGTGATTATTACATGTGGTTAAACTTTCTTCCTATCTATGACAAGGAAGAAAAGAAATATGGTTTTGCTAAAGTACGTGATGCTCAATATCACATGGCTCTTTATGAATTACTAGCAGAACTTAATCATAAACACTCTGCTATTCTAAAGAAACGTCAGATTGCATCTTCTTACTTTCATATGGGTAAGATCATTAACACATACTGGTTTGAAGAAGGTAGTACGTGTAAGATTGGTGCATCATTAAAAGACTATATCAATGATAAAGGTTCTTGGAAGTTTCTTGATGAATACAAGACATTTTTAAATGAGCACACGGCCTGGTATAGACCAAGTAACCCAGAGAAAGTATTGCTATGGCAACAGCAGATTGAAGTTAAAGTTGGTAATAGAAAAACGTCCAGAGGTCTTAAATCTAAGATACAAGGTGCTTCTTTTGAAAAGAATGCAACAACTGGTGTAGGTGGTCCAACAACTTACTTCTTTCATGAAGAGGCTGGTATTGCCCCCAAGATGATGCAGACATATGAGTATTTGCGTCCTGCAATGTCTTCTGGTATGGTAACTACAGGTATGTTTATAGCCGCTGGTTCTGTGGGTGATCTTGATCAGTGTGAACCATTAAAGGAAATGATATTAAATCCTACCTCAAATGATATATATGCTGTAGAAACTAATCTGATGGATGCAGACGGCACTATTGGATTAGCAGGCCTCTTTATACCAGAACAGTGGTCTATGCCTCCTCACATTGACAAGTATGGTAATTCACTTATAGAAGATGCATTAGAAGCAATTAGATTAGAAAGAGTAAAGTGGAAGGCTGATCTAAACCCTGAGCAATATCAACTGCGTATTTCTCAGAAACCAACCAATATTGCAGAAGCTTTTGCTTATAGAAAAGAATCAGTATTTCCTCAAGGTATTATATCTAAACAGCTTAAAAAGATTGAGGATAAAGATTATGCATATGAGCATATAGAACTTGAAAGAGTTCAAGATGGAATTATGGCTAAAAGATCAAACAAGTTACCTATCTCAGAGTTTCCTGTAAACAAGAAAGCTCAAGATAAAACGGGTTGTTTGGTTGTTTGGGAAAGACCTATATCTAATCCAGAGTTTGGTGCTTATTATGCATCCATTGACCCCGTATCTGAAGGTAAAACAACTACATCAGATTCTTTATGTAGTATTTTTGTTTACAAGAATTCTGTAGAGATAACTAGGGAAACTCAAAACGGTCTTGAGCATTTTATTGAACCTGCTAAAATTGTAGCTGCTTGGTGTGGTAGATATGATGATATTAATAAAACACATGAGCAACTGGAATTAATTATAGAATGGTATAATGCTTGGACTCTTGTGGAGAACAACATATCTCTTTTTATACAGCATATGATTGCTAAGAAAAAACAAAAGTATCTGGTTCCTAAACAGCAAATTCTTTTCTTAAAAGACCTAGGAAGTAACAGAACTGTGTATCAAGAATATGGGTGGAAGAATACAGGTACGTTGTTTAAAAGCCACCTTATTTCTTATGCAATTGAATTCTTAAGAGAAGAGATTGACGTGGAGACAGATCAAGATGGAAATGTTTTAAATACAACTCTGGGTATTGAAAGAATACCGGATCCAATGTTACTTAAAGAAATGCTTGCATATTATCCTGGACTTAACGTGGATAGATTGGTAGCTTTTTCAGCATTAGTGGCTTTTTCAAAGATTCAAGAGTCAAATAGAGGATATTTGAAAAGAAGAGAGTCAGAATCAGACAATTCTTTGGATAATTCAAAAAATTTGTATAAATTAAAGTATAGTCCGTTTAAAAATTTAGGACGTGGTAAAACTACTCTTGGAGGTCATAAAATAAAAAGATCTGCATTTAAAAATATTAGATAAATATGAAGGTATTCAATGCAATGCAATTAAAGAACGGTGCCAAAGCTGATAGCGGGTACCCAACCACGTCAAGCCTTACCCAGCCTTTGCAGTTTCTTCCTGCTAAAAAGAAAGATGAAAACTGGGCTGCTTGGAATTTGGACTGGCTGGAATTGCAGGGTATGCAATTCCTTAGACAAAATTCTAGAAAGCTTTTAAAAAACTACAAGCTTGCAAAAGGAATTATTGATAAGAGCGACTACATTGTAGAAGAAGACAATGAGTATAAAGATCTTGTAGATGTTCTTACTAAGGAGGATGAGTCAGCCTTAGAACTTAAATTTTACCCCATTATTCCAAATGTTGTAAACGTACTATCTGGAGAATTCTCTAAAAGATTTTCAAAAGTTCAGTTTAGAGCTGTAGATGATTTGTCTTACAATGAAATGCTAGAGCAAAAAAGAATGATGATTGAAGAGAATCTATTAAGAGATGCTTCAAATAAACTAATGCTCAAGATGATTGAGATGGGTGCTGATCCTAATGATGAGCAATTCCAACAACAGCTAGCACCTGAAAATATTAAAACCCTTCCTGAAATTCAAGACTTCTTCAGTAAAGATTATAGATCACTGGTAGAAGAATGGGCTTCTCATCAATTGAATGTTGATGAAGAACGTTTTAAAATGCAAGAACTAGAAGAGCGTGCATTTAGAGATATGCTTATTACAGACAGAGAGTTCTGGCATTTTAGAATGCTTGAGGATGACTATGAGTTAGAGCTTTGGAATCCTGTACTTACATTCTATCAAAAGTCACCAGATGCCAGATATATATCCCAATCTAATTATGCGGGTAAAATGGATCTAATGACCGTTGCTGATGTAGTTGATAAGTATGGATATCTCATGAATGAAAAGCAATTAGAGTCTTTACAGGAGATCTATCCTGCTAAATCAGGTAGATATCAGGTATCCGGTTATCAAAATGATGGCGCATACTATGATCCTACAAAGTCTCATGAATGGAACACAGGTTCACCAAGCTTGGCTTATAGACAATTTGTAAGTAATTGGAACAGTTCTCCTGAATATGGGGGTGATATCATCAGTTCTATTCTGAACGAGGGAGATGATTTACCTAATTGGGGGGAAGGGTCCTTAATGAGAGTCACCACAGTTTATTGGAAAACTCAACGGAAAGTTGGACACCTTACTAAAATAACAGAAGAAGGGGAGGTAATTCAGGAGATCATTGATGAAACCTTTAAGGTTACAGAAAAACCAATTTATGACACAACCATCTTTAAAAATAAAACTAAAAACAATCTAGTTCAAGGTGAGCATATTGATTGGATTTGGATTAATGAAGTATGGGGTGGTGTTAAGATTGGACCAAACTTACCTGCATTTTGGAAATCAGACGCAAGCAATAATATTAATCCTATTTATTTAGGTATTAATAGAGAAAAACCAGGAAAGATTCCTTTCCAATTTAAAGGTGATAACTCTTTGTATGGTTGCAAGCTTCCTGTAGAAGGACGCGTATTCTCTGACCGCAATACTAGATCTACATCTCTTGTTGATCTAATGAAAGCGTATCAGGTTGGATACAACATGGTTAATAATCAGATTGCAGATATTCTAGTAGATGAACTAGGTACTGTAATTATGTTTGATCAAAACGCATTACCTAGACATTCTATGGGTGAAGATTGGGGTAGAGGAAATTATGCTAAAGCTTTTGTAGCAATGAAAGATTTCCAAATGCTTCCTTTGGACACATCCATTACAAACACAGAGAATGCAACAAACTTTAATCATTATCAGACTCTAAACATGGAGCAAACTAATAGATTAATGTCACGCATTCAGTTAGCTAATTATTTTAAACAACAAGCTTTTGATGCTATTGGTGTTAATCCGCAGAGACTAGGAGCACCAATGGGTAATGAAACGGCAACAGGTGTTACACAGGCTTTAAATCAGTCTTATGCACAAACTGAAATTTACTTTACGCAACACTCAGATCATTTAATGCCAAGAGTACATCAGATGCGTACTGATCTTGCGCAGTTTTATTATAGTACAAATCCTAGTGTAAGATTATCTTATATATCATCTGCTGCAGAAAAAGTAAACTTCCAAATTAACGGTACTGATCTTTTACTAAGGGATTTTAACGTATTTGCTACAACTAAAACAAATCATAGAGCAATTCTTGACCAATTAAAACAATTGGCAATTCAAAATAATACTTCAGGCGCAAGCATCTATGATCTTGGTAATATCATTAAAGCTGATTCTATTGCTGAAGTTTCTGATATCTTAAAAGATGCAGAAAGCAAACAACTGCAATTAAGAGAACAAGAAATGCAGCAGCAAAGAGAAATGCAAGAACAACAGCTTCAAGCTAAAGCTCAAGAGCAGCAAATGAAAATGCAATTTGACGCAGCAGAATCTGAGAAAGAAAGACAAAAAGATCTTCAGGTTGCAGAAATTAGAGCTGCAGGATATGGAGCTATGGTTGATATTAATGAAAACAAAGTATCAGACTATCAAGATGCAATGAAGGAAATGAGAAGAACCAATGAGAGAAGAGAAGACTTTAGCTTTAAGAGAGAGCAGGCTTCTATAAAGAACTCTATGGAGAATTCTAAAATGCAAATTGAAAGAGAAAAATTAGCAGCTCAAAGAGAGGTTGCGGATAAACAACTTCAAATTGCAAGAGAGAATAAGAACAAGTATGATGTTCAAGGTTCTAAGTCTAAGAAAGAAGATAAAAAATAAACCTTCTAAATATATTTACATAAAGAAAAAATATAGATAGCTATATACTGCACAAAATCAAAAACATTAGTTGCATTTTGTAAGTTTAATAGCAAAAATTTTTTTATATTGTATATGTAACTATTAGTAATTACAAAACCAACGATATTATGGCAACAGAAACTAAAACAGTAGAGAGCAAAGTAGCTCAAGTAGATATTGATTTAGATTCTCTTTTTGATGGTGCAGCTGGTGCAGATAGCGTAACAGTCCCAGAAGAAAGTAAACCTAAATCTGTATTTAGCAAACCAACAGTAGATGCGGACTTCTCTTTTACAGAACCAAAAGATTCAGAAGATTCAGAAGATTTAGAAGATTCTAAAGATTCTGAAGATGTTAAAGATGTTGAGGAGTCAACAGAAAATAAAAAGTCTGAAACCAAGGAAAGTGCAGAAGATGTTTTTAAAGCACTTGACGAGGATGAAGATGAAGAGGATGAGAAAAAAGAAACAAGAGGAAGAAAAAAGATTTCTGGAATAAGTGATGTATTTAACAAGCTTATTAAAGAAGACAAGATTGTTCCTTTTGATGATGATAAACCGCTGGAAGAATATTCAGCAAAAGACTGGGAAGAACTCATTGAAGCTAACTTAGAAGAGAGAGCTCATCAGGTTAGAAGAGAGACACCCAAACAGTTCTTTGAAAGTTTACCACAAGAACTCCAGATTGCTGCACGTTACGTGGCTGATGGAGGTACAGATCTGAAAGGTCTATTTTCAACTTTAGCTCAAGCGGAAACAAAGAAAACGCTTGATGTTAAATCTGAAAGAGATCAAGAAATTATTATCAGAGATTACCTTCAAGCTACAGGATACGGAACAGCAGAAGAGATTGCAGAGGAGATTGAAGTTTGGAAAGACTTAGGAAAGCTTGAACAACAAGCCGCTAAGTTCAAACCAAAGTTGGACAAAATGCAAGAAAAGGTTGTTGCACAGAAATTGCAAGAACAAGAAATGCGTAAAAGACAACAAGAACAAGCTTCTCAACAATACATGGAGAACGTATATAATACCCTTAAAGATGGTGCTTTGGGTGATTTAAAAGTTGATAGAAAGACTCAGTCTATGCTATACAACGGTTTAGTTCAACCAAACTATCCTTCTGTAAGTGGTAGAAATACAAACTTGTTAGGTCACTTGCTTGAAAAGTATCAGTTTGTTGAACCAAACTATACACTAATTTCAGAAGCACTGTGGTTGTTATCTGATCCTGATGGATACAAATCCAAGATCATGGAGAAAGGAGCACAAAAGAGTGTAGAGAAAACGGTAAGAAAGCTTAAGACTGAACAAGCAAATGCTGGTGGTTCCTCTCTTGGAGTAGAGCAACGTGAAGAAGATACTAAAACACGCAGCTCTTCAAAAAGAAAGATTCCTAGAAGCAATAACATATTTAAAAGGTTTTAACTAAAAAACAAATAATAATCAATTAATAACAATCAATTATGGCAACTCCTGTTTTAAACAATGGAATTTTCCTAAGAGATACTAGCTACAAAGCAAGTTCTCATGTTGATTCTTATCACCTTACCCAGATGCTTGGTTCTGCCGAGCCTATGGATATGGGACCAGTTGATCTTTGGGCTATGACCCAGAAGGTAGAAATGCCTTTGTATCAAATGGCTTCTTTTGGTGGAAAGAATACAATCTTGGTAGACAACGCACGTGGTGAGTACAAATGGCAAACTCCTATCGCTCAAGATTTACCTTTTGTTGTAGCTGACATTGAGCCAGCAAATGACGCAAAAGGTGTTGATGGTACTACCTTCAAGATCAAGCTTTCTAAAAGAGCTTTTGGTCACGGTGATATCATTACTTATGATAAGTACAATGGTTTGGAAATGTACATCACTGCTGATGACATTATTCCTGCTGGTGACGGATTCATCTACACTGTTCAGTTGGTAAACAACAACAGTGCTGTTTCTTTAGATAACTCTTACTTGGCTGCTGGAACTAAGTACTTCAGAAAAGGTTCTGCACGTGGTGAATACGGTGAGAGATTCTCTGACATTGAAACTGGTTCTGGATTCCGTGAGTTCTACAACTTTGTTGGTGGAGCTGAAGCACACGTACACTACTCTATTTCTAGCCGCGCTGATTTGATGATCAAAGGTGGTTTGAATGCTGATGGTACTGTGCCTGTAACGGAAATCTGGAGAAACTTTGATGAAAGCGGTAACCCTTCTGTTTCTTCTATTGAAGAATTGGTAGCTAGCATGGGTAAAGCTGGTGCACGTCAAGCATTTGAAGAAGGTAGATTAAGCAGAACTTTCGTTACTAATATGGAAGCAGCTCACCTTAGCAAAATTGCTAATGACATTGAAACTTACCTCATGTGGGGTAAAGGTGGTAAGGTTAAGCAAGACGGACCAGATGATATCAGATTGTCTGTAGGTTTGTGGGCTCAATTGGATAACTCATTCAAGAGAGTATACAACAAATCTTCTTTCACTCTTGATATGTTCAAGTCTGAATTGTACAACTTCTACCAAGGTAAAGTAGAATTTAAAGGACCAGACCCACAGCGTTCTTTGGTTGTTCAAACTGGTATCGGTGGTATGCAGTTGATCAACAAGGCTATTGCTGATGAGGTATATGGTTCTGGTTTAGTTCAGAATGCATCTGACATTGGTGCTGTTAAAGGTAGTGGTATGGATCTTGACTTCGGTTTTGCTTACACCAGCTTCACTATTCCTTTCTTGGCAAATGTTAAGTTTGTATTGAATCCTGCATTTGATAATCTTCACACTAATGATGTTGAGAATCCATTGATTGATGGACGTCCTTTGAGCTCTTACAGCTTCATCATCTTTGACGTGACTGAAAATGGTAATGATAACATTCACTTGTTGAAGTTGTCTTGGGATAACCAATTGAAGTGGTTCTACCAAAACGGTACTATGGACTACATGGGACGTACTCAAGGCTTTGCTTCTTCTGGTAACTTTAATGGTTACAGAGTTTACATGACTCAAACCATGCCAGCAGTATGGGTGAAAGATCCTACCAAAGTGTTGAAAATTGTTATGAGAAACCCTGTAACTGGTGGTTCATTCTAATAACAGATATTAATAACCAAAAGGGGAGGTGGGTAAAACCTCCTCCCTTTTTTTTAAATTAAAATACCATGGCCCTTGATAAATTTAAACAAAAAAACCGTGATGAGGTTCTTGACAAAGCGTCAAGATCAGAGCATGGCTTAGCCAAATTTGCTCACTTAAATGAACTAGTTAAATATATTAACGCTTTAGAACAAAGAATTGCAGCTCTTGAAGAAGCTAATTAATTTTAAAGCAGTTTTATAACTCAAATAACTTTTGCCAGGTTAACCCCTGGCATTAGAAATATTAATAATAAGTATGGCCAATTGGCTATATTTGAGTTGAAAAACAAGTATTATTAATCTAAAAAAACCAATTGAAAGATGAGTGATTACACTATTGTAGAAAAGTATCAGCAAAACAAAAGTCAAGTTATTGCTATACGCCCTTTCTTTGATCCTAGTAAACAAAACATGGGATTAGAGAATTATGGAATGGCACTTCATGAAGGAGTGTGGCATGAAGAATCTTTAGCCTGTTTAGAGTTAAACGGTGTTAAAAGATATGTAACAGGATTGAATGAGTTTGCTCCTGATGTAAAAAGATTGTCACCTGGAGAACGTGAAGTTAAAATAAAAGAAATCAGATCAGTTGTTGCACAACTTGAAGCTGAACTTGCGGCTAATGTTATTGATCCAGAAGACAAAGACTTTTGGAATAAAGTAACATTATTAAAGCCAGATAATGATAAGTTCTGGTCCCGTATTAGTTTGAGATGTGGTAATGACCCTGTTTTCTTGGATCCTGAAAAAGATCCATATGATTTAATTAAAATCTATGCTATTAATGCAGGAGGTTTTTCTATTGTAGCCAGATCACTTAAGGATGCAAAGAAATCAGCTAATCCTCCTAAATTTTATTTAGATCAGCTTGAAGAAACCATCAGTGAAAGAACACAATACACTAAACTAAAAAATAAAGCATTGGTTGAGTTACAAAAACTATATGACGGAGATACTACTAAGCTTATGTATGTAGCTAAAGCTGTTGACGTTGATAGTGTTCAGTATACTAAATCAACTCCCAATGATATTATGTATGAAAACATGGACATGTTCATTAATGGTGAGGGTACAGAATCTAATAAGAAAAGAGCAGCTCAGTCATTTATTGAAGCAGCAGCAGATTCTATGGAAAATCTAAAAGTAAGAGCTCTTGTTAAAGATGCTTTATTTTACAGATTCCTTGTGCCAAAATCTTCAGGATGGATTGAGACTGTAGATAGCTCAGAAAAATTAGGCAAGAGACCTAACGAAGCAATTGAGTATCTAAAAGATCCAAGTAATGAAGACACTCTGATGAGTTTGATGTCCAAGGTTGAACCCTATTGGAACGCATAACACATTAGATAATGAATAATCAAACTCTACAAATTAAATTAAAGCAAAGGCTTAACAAGCTTGCAAGCAATGACTATGATAATATTGAGTGCTGGCAAATTGTAGAGGCTTTTAATAAAGCTCAAGTTGAATGGGTAAGACGTCAACTGCATGGTAATAATTTATACCGTGAGGGTGATGAGATGTCTAAAAGAAGAATTGATGATTTACAGATTCTTTTAGAAGAAACCACTTTACCTGGTTCACAGCAAGATAACTATTTTGAGTCATCTAGTATTCCTGCCAATTACATGGAATACAAAAGGGTTACTGCATACGCTACTAGTGAGTGTTGTCCAGATCCAAGATCAATGACTGTGTATTTATCAGAAGAGGCTAATGTTAATTTAATTATGAGAGACCCTCTTAAAAGACCAGACTATGAATGGGGTGAAACATTCTGTACATGGTTGGGTAATAATGTAAGAGTTTATAAAAGAGAGTTTGATATTACAGATGTGATTTTAACTTATTATAGACAACCTGTTAATATAGAAATAGCAGGTTGCCAAAACCCTTACACAGGTGCTCAAACACTTGTAGATGTAACATGTGAATTTAAAGATGATATTGTTGAGGTTCTTTTGGATGAAGCTGCATCATTAATTGCGGGTGATATTGAGAACTTTAATCAGTATCAAACTAATCAGCAATCAGCAGAAAGAAATAACTAATGGAACACAGAAGATCTTTAAAGACACAGCCTTCTAAAGGTTTATCTAGACCAACAACAAAAACATCAACAATGGAAAGATCTCCTGAGATGAAAGAAGTTGATGGTATGACCGCAGAGTTAGTTGTTGAAATAATGAATGCTGCAACTAGTTTTCACAAGTTACATTTATCTGTAACTGGAGATGGTTCATATGCACAACATAAAGCACTTAATGAAATTTATGATGCATTACCTGATTTAGCAGATACAATTGCTGAAGGATATCAGGGTGCTTGTGAAGTTATATTAAACTATCCAGATAAAGCACCAGCAAGGCTTATGAGCATTGAAGGTGCTGTGGAATATATGAGAACATTATCTATGCAAATTGCTGATTTGCAGAAAGTAATGCCTCATACAGAGGTGGTAAATAACCTTGATCTTATTAAAGATCAGATAAACTCAGCTAAGTACAAATTATTATTCCTTAGCTAGTTGTTATTTTTCACAAATTTTTGTATATTATATATGTGCATGACGCACAAATATTTATTTGTTAAACATTAATTTTTTAGAAAATGGCTTATTTTAATCATGCTTTTTACAAAAGCTTTTTAGCAACAGACGCTTCTGCTGCTAATGGAACTAAGACTTCTGCTTTGGCTGCTGGTCAATTAGCTTTGGTTGATGGTTCAGACTGGACGGCTCACGCATCCGGTGCTTTCCCTACCCCTGGTATGGCTTATTTAGTGCAAGGTTCTTTGCACGGTAGTGACACTGTAGGTGGAAATAAATTCCACGGTGGTTACGCAGAATCAGTAAAATCAAAAGGAATCAATCCTAGATACTTGACTAGAGTATGGGAATCTTCTTGTATTCAGGCTACTGCTGCTACTGCTTCTATTGCAGTTGGTTCTAAGTGTAACCCTTGTGGTGAAATCTTTATGTTGCGTTTGGACGTTAAAGGTGCCCCTGCATTGCGTTTCTTGAATCACAATGCTTATGCTATTGGTGATTCTGCTCACGTAGCAATGGATGCTGACGGTGTTCCTTACGAGCAATCTTCACTTTGTTGTGCTGATGGTCAAGAGTTTTTGGATCCTGCTGTTGCACTTGCAAGAGCTGCTCACATGTTGATTTCTGATCCTATTCTTGAGCCTTTCGTTAAAGAGAAAACTGGTGGTGGTATGACCGTAGTTGTTGGTGGTGTTTCTACTGTTTACACTATTGAACAAGTTCTTGATGGTACTTACTCTCCTTCTGTTGATCCTGTTGCTGATGCAGTAACTGCTAAAGTTACCTTTGAAGGTGCTTATGTAGATACTAAGTTTGGTGACTGTTCTTTTGACAGCCGTGATTACTACGGTAAAGAGCCTATCCAATTGGTAGCTTCTTTGTTGGATGAAACTGGTGATTCTTGTAGCGAATGTGGTGTAGCATCTAGCACTCCTGGTACTATGCAGCAAACTGTTGGTGAAACTGTACTTAGAAAACTTTTGTTGACTGAGTCTTACGGACAAGCTCCTTTCCACCAAGGTAACGTTGATTCTGTACGTATGCGTGAGATTGAAGGTTCTGAGGAAGTAATTAGTGCTATTGACCGCAGTGCTTTGTACAAGACTTACTATGTACAACACAGCGTTCCTAGATTGAACAATGCAACTAGCGTATTTGACAATGAGCAGTACGTTTATGAAATCTTTGTGAAGTGTGATGATGAACAAACGCAAGGTGAAATTGAAGCGTTGTTGGATATCTTGGTTGCTGCTGCTAATGCTTCTGGCAATCCAATGACAAGAGAAGAAACTATTGATCAACAATAATTAGATCAATAATAATGCTTTATAAAAGGGTGGGGGAGAAATCTCCCACCTTTTTTATTTCTAATTATGATCTTTTTTTTGTATATTATCTATGTAGTATACTATTTATATAAAAAAAATTATCATGGCTGATAAGCATATATTAAGTTTGGAGGTTCCCACAGTGGCTAACTGTGAAATACTTAGTATAAAAGATACTAGTCAGTACACAGATAAGCTTGATATAGATTGTGGTGAACTATTAATTACTTCACCTGGATATAATGTCCCTGTTCTTATAAAGGTAGATCCTGATTTTGATCTTAACCTTAATGGTTGTTTGCTAGGTACACAGACAGAACACTGTGGTACTATGAGAACAGCATTAGCAGATGGAATCTATATTATTAAATACAGCGTTGCACCTGTAAGTAAAGTTTATGTGGAGTACAATCATTTAAGAATAACTAGTCTTTTAACTTCTTATTACAACACATTGTGTCACATTGATGTGAATGATTGTGAACCTCATAGTGAAAGAAAAGATCTTATTGATGAGATGAAATATATTAGGACAGTAATTGACGCTGCGGTTGCAAAGGTTGAGTACTGTAATAGTCCTAAAGAAGGAATGGCTTTGTATAACTATGCAAAGAAAAGACTTCAAAAAATATCTTGTAAAACTGTAGGATGTTAAACTTTAAATAAACCAACATTATGACTTGTAAAAAATGTAACAAAACTTTTAGCTGTGGTTGTCAAAAAACACAAGCTTCAGATGGCTCAACTGTCCACAAGACATGTTTAGGAGAATATGAAGCCATGCTACAAGCAACAAAAAAATAAAATGGATAGTGCCTTAATTAAGAAGATTGAAACAGAGAAGAAGTTTGCTACTGCTGTATATAAAAACTTCATGTCTTTAAGATATGGGATGGATCCATGTTGTCTTGTTGATATGGAAGCAGCTTCTATTAAGAAGTGGCTTTGTGATTGGGATGACCTAACACTTCAAGTTGCAACCCCAAGTGAAGATTTGAAAACAACAACACAAAGTATAATTGTTTGTCAGACTCCAACAGAGACTGGTGTAACATCATGGACAAGTGCTGATATAGATGCATTAATTAAGAGAATTGAAATTCTTGAAACTACTGCACTAGAAGATGAAAAAGATCTTAATTATGTACATGATCAACCTGTTGCAAGTACAACTTGGACAATTATTCATAACCTCAATAAGAAACCTTCTGTTAGAATTGAAGACTTATTGAAGAATGATATTATGGGTGAAATAGACTATACGGATAATAATACAGTAACAATAAAGTTTGCAATTCCTGTTGCTGGAAGTGCATACTTAAACTAATAAGCAACAAAAATAAAAACAATTAAATAAATAACAATTATGGCTCTTAAGTATTTGTCTCATTTAGAGACGTTAAACATTGACATGCAAGGGTACGAGTTACAAAACGCTGTAATTCACACTCTTACCACTGCAACAAGACCTGCAAGTCCTACGGCAGGTCAGATTATTTACAACGCATCAACTGGTTCATTAGAAGTATATGATGGATCTGGATGGGTTTCTGCTTCAGGTGATATTACTGCGGTAACTGTATCAAGTGGTACTGGTCTTACTGGTAGTGCTTCTGGTACTTCAGGTGCAGTATCTGGTACTATTTCTCTTGATTATACTGGTACAAACAACTTTATTGATTCTGCAACGAATCTTGAAGGTACTGATATTGCAACAGGTGATACTATTGTATACCATGATGCTACAGACAATAACGTTAAAAAAGGTTTTGTTTCTGACTTACCTTTTACAAACAATACAGGTACTGTAACATCTGTTAGTGGTACTGGTACTGTAAGTGGATTGACCTTAAGTGGTACTGTAACTTCAAGTGGTAACTTAACTCTTGGTGGTACTTTAGTACTTACAAGCAGTCAAGTAACTACAGCTTTAGGTTACACTCCTTACGATAGTACAAACCCTAACGGGTATACTTCATTTGCTGAACCGGGTATTTTCTCTGGTGGTGGTACTCCTACTCTAGCTAGTGGTGTAACTGCAGCTGAAATCAGAGCTTTGATTGGTGCCGGTACTTCTAGTACTACAGGTACTGTTACTTCTGTAGCTGTATCGGGTAGCAACGGTATTACTGTATCAGGTTCTCCTATTACAGGTGCTGGTACTATTAGCCTTGGTTTATCTAACTTGGCAAATAGCGTTCTTGCAAATGATGATGTAACATTTGGTACTACAACTGTAGCATTGGGTGGTAGCTCTACTTCTATTGCTGGCCTAACTGCATTGGATTTTGCAGCTGGCGATAGAACTATTGGTGCTTCTATTGGTGCAAATAATTTGACTCTTGCCGGTTCAACTTCTACGGTTGTTATTCCTGGTAACTTGACTGTAAATGGTACTACAACTACTGTTAACTCAAATCAAGTTAATATTGGTGATGCAATTCTTACATTAAATGCTGATGAAACAGGTGCTCCTTCTCAAAACGCAGGTTTTGAAGTTGAAAGAGGTACTTCTGCAAATGTTCAGTTTATATGGAATGAAACTGATGATAGATGGGATTTTGGTGCTTCTTATGATGTACGTGCTAATGCATTTATTGGTGATTTAGATGGTACTGCTGCAGATGCTAGTAAATGGACTAATGCTAGAACTATTACTCTTGGTGGTGATGCTTCTGGTTCTGTATCTATTGATGGTTCTGCTAACGTAACTCTGACCGTAAGTGTTGATGGTGTACAAGCTAACTCTGTTGCTCTTGGTACTGATACTACTGGTAACTATGTTGCAACTGTATCTGGTTCTGGTGCAATTAGCGTTAGTGGTTCTGGATCTGAAACAGCTGCTGTAACTGTTTCTATTGCTGATTCTAGTACTACTGCAAAAGGTGCTGTTGAATTGGCAACTTCTGCTGAAGCCATTACGGGTACTGATACTGCACGTGCTGTAACTCCTAAAGCGGCTAGCGATATGGTTGCTGATAGAATCAGTAATTATAGAGTAACAGATACTATGCCTGCAGGATCTTTAGTTCATCCTGTTGCTCATGGTATGGGTACCGCATTTGGTGTTGGTGGTGCTGTTTCTCCTATTATTGTAAGCTGTTTTGATGCAATTACAGGAGAAATGTTGATGATTGAAACAGTTCAAATTTCTATTGATGATTTTGAATTGAGATCAGTTGCACCTACTGCAAATGATATTTTAGTTTCTGTAGTATTTGCAGGATAATATAGAATAAATAATTAGATTTGTAAAAATCTGAATATAAAGATATGGCTATTAAATTTTTATCTGCTATTGACCAAGGAGCTTATCAACTGCCATCAGTTGATGGCTCTGCCGGTCAAGTGCTAACAACAGACGGTAGTGGAAATGTAACATTTCAAAGTGTTGCTGCTTCTGCAAACTATTATTTGAGTGGTGCTTCATTTAATACTGGAAACGGTGTTTTGACCTTAACAGTAAGTGGAGCTGCAAATCAGACTGTTGATTTGGATGGTAGATATGCATTAAGTAGTCATACGCATTCTTATGATAATTATCAGTCCTGGAATCTTAAAACAAATGGGATTCAAAGGACTACCGTACAGTCTGGGGGAACATTAGATCTTGTAGCGGGATCTAATGTCTCTCTCAGCTACGGAGCTGGAGGTGTTGTAACAATTGCCTCCACAGATACAAATACTGATACCAATGATATAGATTATATCAATGCTGCATCATTTAACACAAGTACTGGTGTTATTACAGGTACTGGTGTTGGTAATGCAGGATTTACTGTGGATATTGACGGTAGATACTTACCACTTGCAGGGGGTACAATTACAGGTAATTTACAGGTTAATGGTTATATCAAGAGTAATGGTCAACAACTTGTATTAAATGCAGGAGAATCCGCAGGTTACGCTACGGGACAAACCTCAGAAATTGTATATATCAATGCCGAGGCGGGATTAGAGATTTTATCTTCACCCGACAATTGGTCAACAGGATGGGCAGGACGTAATAGTGCGTACATTAACAGAGCAGATGCCACATCATACTTGCCAGGTACTTTAACAGTAAATGGACATGGTAACTCCTCACAATGGAATACTGCATACGGTTGGGGTGATCATGCTAGTGCTGGATATCAACCTGCTGGAAACTATTTTACAGATGGTGATACAGTATTAAACATGGCCAACAATGATGGTTTTGTGTATGATGACACTACCAACACTATGTATGTTAAGCTAGATGGTACTAACCGTGAGATTTATCATACGGGAATTTTTACTGATAATTCAGCTAACTGGAATACTGCTTATAGCTGGGGTAATCACGCGTCCGCAGGCTACTTAACATCTTATACAGATACAGATAATTATGTAGATTCAGTTGCTTTTAATACTACAACTGGTGTTCTTACACTTGGTAGAACAGGAGCTCTTACTGATTTAACTGTTGATTTAGACGGTAGATACCAAGGAGCGGGTACATATAATACCATCATAGGAACCGATAGTGATATTAGTGCCACAGGTGCAACTGTAATTAGTGCAATTAATATGACTGATGGTGTTATTCAGTCACATAGTACCAGAACCTTAACTCTTGCTAATTTAGGCTACACTGGTTCTGCTACAGCAGATGATTATGGTGGCTGGAGAATCAGTGATTCTTCAAATACAGAAGTTATTGGTGCCGGTGATACACTAACAGTTGTTGGTGCTGGCGCGGCAAATGTTCAATATGACACAAGTACAAATACACTTACAATTACAAGCACTGATACTAACACTAATACTACATATAGTGCTGGAAGCGGTTTATCATTAAGTGGTACTACATTTAGTCACGCTGATACTTCATCTCAATCATCAGTTAATAACGGTGGTAGAACTTATATTCAAGATATTACATTAGATACCTACGGTCACATTACAGGTATTGTTTCTGCTACAGAAACTGTAACTAATACAGATACTATAACTAGAGTTGGTACATCTGGAAATGAAGCCAGTGGAACTATAACTTTGATTGCTGGTGGTGCAACCACTATTTCTCAATCTGGTACATCTATTACCATTAGCTCTACAGACACTAATACAGACACTAATAACTATTTAACAGGTGCTAGTTTTAGTACAAGCAATGGTATACTTACGCTAACAAGACAAGGTCTTGGAGATATTACTGTTGATTTAGATGGTAGATTTACAGATAACGGATATGCTGATGCACTTAACCAGCATTTAAGAACATCTGATTCTCCATCATTTGCTGGTATGACCATTAATGGTAACCTTACTGTCACAGGTACAACAGTTACTGATCAGGTAGAAGTTGTTTCTACATCAACCGGTATTTTGTTTGAAGGTAGTGCTGCAGATGCATATGAAGGTTTATTGTTAGCTGGTACTTTAACAGCAGATAGAACATACACTTTACCAAATGCTACGGGTACAGTAGCACTGACTTCTGATATTCCAACGGTTAATAATGCAACACTTACCGTGCAAGGCACAGGTATTCTTAGCGGATCCGGTACATTTACGGCAAATGCTTCTAGTAATGCTACTATTAGTATTAGTCATAATGACACTTCTACATTAAATGGAGCCTATGGTGGTTCTAATAATGGAGTTGTTATAGAAGATATTACAGTTGATGCGTATGGTCATGTTACTGCAATTGGTACAAGAGATCTAGATGGTAGATTTGATAACTATGGTGGTTGGAGAATTAGTGATACTGTAACTACAGAATTATTAGGAGCAGGCGCAACATTAAATGTTGTAGGAGCGGGTGCATCAACTGTTCAATATGATGCTTCAACAAACACTTTAACAATCACAAGTACAGATACAAACACTGATACTAATACAACATATTCTGCAGGCAGCGGTCTTACTTTAACTGGAACAACATTTAGTCACACAGATACAAGTAGTGCTTCTTCTGTAAACAACTCAGGAAGAACGTACATACAAGATATTACAATTGATACATACGGTCACGTAACCGGGATATCTTCAGCCACTGAAACAGTAACAAATACTGATACAAACTATTACTTAAATGGAGCTTCATTTAATACATCAGATGGTGTATTAACTTTAACAGTATCAGGTACTAGTAATCAAACAGTTGACCTTGATGGAAGATATCAACTTGCCGGTACATACAATACTATAATTGGTACAGACTCAGATATTAACACATCTGGTGCTACTATTATTGATAATATATATGTTACTGATGGTGTTATTACAAGTATGGGTACACGTACTCTTACTCCTGGTGATATTGGTGCAGCTTACTATGATCATTTTAGATCATTAGGTACTACTGCATTTACAGCAGGTGGTGGAAGTAATTCATCTATTACTACAGACCAGTTAATTTCTGAGATGGAAGGTGATGGTGCATTTGATTCTTATACTTCTACATTTAAAACTAGTTGGTCATATGCAGGTAATGATAATCTTAGTAATGCTGGAAACTTTACAGAAACTGCCGGTACTTCATGGTTAACTTGGACAGATGATTCTAGTGACAGCACCCGTGGAAATATTACTGCTCTTGCAATTGCTCCAAATACTGGTGGTTCTGCTTATGGGGTTTATATTTATAATGATCAAGGTTCTGGTTATTCTCCAGGATGGAGGGAAGTTTGGACTGATAAAACTCTTAACCCTATTGTATCTGCTACTGTATCAAATGATACAACTACTTATGTAAAAGCAGATGGAAGTTCATTTTCATTAACAACTAGTGATGCTAACTCTAATACATATGTAACCGGAGCATCATTTAATACTGGTGACGGTGTCCTTACATTAACAAGAAACTCTGGATCAGTGACGGTTGATCTAGATGGACGTTATCAATTAGCAGGAACGTACAACACTATCATAGGAACAGACACTGACATTGATACTTCAGGTGCTACTATTATAGATAACATCTATATGACAGATGGGGTTATTACCTCACATGGTACTAGAACACTAACATTAGCTAACTTAGGATATACAGGTGCTACAAATGCTGATGCATATGGTGGATGGAGAATTTCTGACGGAGCTACTACTGAACTATTGGGTGCTGGTGCAACTCTTACAGTTAATGGTACTGGGGCTACAACAGCAATTTATGACGCTGCAACAAATACATTAACAATTAACTCTACAGATACCAATACAAACACCACTTATAGTGCTGGTAATGGTATTAGCCTTTCAGGCACTACATTTAGTGTAGCAGCTGGTACTGGTTTATCTCAAACAAGCACAGGTTTAGCATTAGCAACTGCCGGTGCTGGAGCCGGAACATACGGTTCTACAGGTAATGGTACTAAGATAGATACAATTACTCTTGACGCTTATGGAAGAATAACTGCTGTAGCAACCGGAGCAACGGGTGATATTTTAGGGGTTACCGCTGGTACGGGATTATCTGGGGGTGGTACTTCAGGTACTGTGACAGTTTCTTTAAGTCATTTAGGTCTTGAATCTTTAGGAGATCCTAATGCTGATCGTGTGGCTTTCTGGGACGATAGTGCGGGTGCATTTAAATGGTTGACAATGGGTTCTAATTTATCTATATCAGGAACTACGTTAAATGCCACAGATACAAATACCAATACAACTTATACTGCTGGCGGTGGTTTAACACTTAGCGGTACAACTTTTAGTCATACAGATACATCTTCTCAGGCTTCAGTAAATAACTCTGGTAATACAGTAATTCAAGATATTACTGTTGACACATATGGTCATATTACTGGATTAGCTTCTAAAACTTTAACTTTATCTGGATTAGGATACACGGGTGCATCTAATGCGGATTTATATAACTATTGGACAATTGATGCAGGTGGTCAACAAACCAATGTTACAACACAAAGTATAATAACATTTGTAGGAACGGGAGCAACTAATGTTCAATATGATCCTGTTCTTAAGCAACTTACAATTGATTCCACAGACACTAATACAAACACAACGTATAGTGCTGATGGTAACTACGGTCTTACATTATCTGGCACTACGTTTAGACTAGAGGATGATAGACGTAGAAACAGTAGTACTACTGATATTTATACAGGTAATACTCATGACTATACATTCTATGACGCAAGTATAGGTATCCGTTGGTATACAGCTGGTGCTGAAGAAATGCGTTTACAAGATAATGGTACACTCCATGTAGATGGTGATGTTGTTGCTTATTCTAGCACAGTTTCTGACAGAACCTTTAAGGATGATATTGTTACTATAACAGATGCAATAGATAAGGTTAAAAAGCTAAGAGGTGTTGAGTACGTATGGAATAGCGGTTATAGAAAAGGTAAAAAAGATTTAGGTCTTATTGCACAAGAGGTTCAAGAAGTATTACCAGAAATTGTACACGAGCATGAGATGCCTCTTATGGAAGATGCAGAAGCTGGTAAAACTTATAAGACCGTAGACTATGAAAAAATGGTTGGCGTGCTCATAGAAGCAATGAAGGATCAACAAGTAATGATTGATACTTTAACTGCTAAATTAGAGACATTAGAAAAAAACTTTAATTCAAGACTGTAATGCCACTTCAGAGCTCAGGTCAAATAAGTATAAGTCAGATTAATGCAGAACTTGGATTATCAAATTCAGATTCAAGTTTAGCTAATTTATCTGCTGCTGCAAATAATACAGATCCTTGTAATAGTGGATCATTACCTACATCTAATGCAGCACCACATTCTATGGCAGAGTTTTATAACTATGATCATAACTGTACAAGTGGACCAACTCTTATACAATGTACTATTGCAGGACCTTTTCCAATTTCTGATGAAGCTTGTGCATTTGGTACTGAATTTTGTGAAACGGGTCAAACTTCAATTGTTTGGACAGATGGAGCAAGTTGTTGTCCTGAATTGAGTAATAGTTATTACACGGATGCCAATGGAACTACACCTCAGCCAGCTGGTTGGTATGCTGCATGTGATTGTCCAACTTTCTATGTATTTCACTTGGATGATCAAGGTTTAGTATTTGAAAGTCAAACTTGCGGTAGATAATATTTTTTTATATATTTGATATCAAAGACAAAACATATATATTTGTATCAATTAATTAATTAACGTCATGGCAAAAAAATCAACAAAAAAAGCTGCTGAATTAAAAATTACAGCTGAAGAATTGGAAAAGCTGCAAGGTTTGCAACAAACTATTGCAAATGCAGTTAACAATCTTGCAAACATTGAAATTGCAAAACATGAGTTGCTTCAAGATCACGCATCTATGAAAGCAGCAATGAGAGCTTTTTCAGAGGAATTACAAGAGAAATATGGAGAAGTAAACATCTCCTTAGCTGATGGCTCTATTACAGAAGTTGAAGCTAAACCCGCTCCAGTAATGGCTCCTGTTGAATAACATTCAGCATTAGAGTTTCTTAGATCCTATTTTACAGCTTAATTATAATTAAACTTCTTGTTTGATTATAAAAACTTTTGTATATTATAGTGTATACTAGTAAGTTTTATTAGTTGTAAAATAGGATTTTTATGTTACCAATCAATAACGGGGATACATCACCCTGCTCCAATATCTCATCAAATTGTGTAATCTGGCAAGGACCTGATATTCCTTGTATTGGATTATGCCATGGTGACACTGTAAGTGATGTAATTGCAAAACTTGCAGAAAAACTTTGTGAGCTATTAGATCAAACAACAACAGCAGAACCAGATTTAACTGGTTTAGATTTGTTATGTACTCTTCCTAATGGACAAACAGCTCCAGATACAATTGCTGAAACCATACAACTAATTGTTGATTATGTATGTGATATTTCAAAAACTCCTGATTATGTATTACCTACAATTAATCTACCAGCTTGTTTATACTATACTCCGGAAGGATCTGTTGATCAAGTAACAGCTTTACCTTTAGATGAGTATGCTGAATTATTGGCTACAGAAATATGTGATATACTTTCAACAATTTCTGTTATACAAGCAAATATTTTAGATCATGAGTCTAGACTTGTTATTTTAGAAAACTGTGTATTACCATGTGCTAGTGGTCCTGCAGATCAATCTGTTCTTTCTGACTGTTTATTTCCAGGAGTAAGTACAACACACAGTGATATGATTCTTGCATTAGAAGAAGCTCATTGTAATTTAGAAAATGCTGTTGGTAGCCCCGCTTTAATTTCTTTAGCAATTAATACCTCTAATTGCATAACAGGTTCTACATCTGTATTAAGCGGTACAGGTACATATGGTTCTTTATCAGACTGGGTTGCAACACCATCTACATTATCTCACGCTGTTCAAAATGCATGGGTTGTTATTTGTGATATGTATGATGCAATTCAAACAATTCAAGCAAATTGTTGTCCCGGAGCTTGTGACTCTATTATATACGCTTTTACAGCTAGTTTAAATAAAACCAATGATGGTGTTCCAACAGGAGTTACTGCGGTATTTACTAGTTCTTCTGTTCCTGCAACATATAATGATTGTACTGGTTCTAGTACATTGACAGTAACAGATGGTAATGGTGCATCTACCACAACTACATTTAGCATTGCATCTTTGCAAAGTTCAGCAAGTGGTCTTTTTGTATCATTAAGTGGTTTATACTTATATGATGGATTTACGCTTGTTGCTGATTTTTGTACAACAGATGGAGTCAACACGTGTAGTGAAACAGTTACTACAACAGTTTCTTCTGAAATCCCATGTCCTTCTAACATGACTCAAACAGCTAGTACTACAACAATAGATGTTACATTTAATAACTGGATTGGTAATACTGCTATCTATGTGGTTAAAGCAACTGATGTATCTACGGGCATTGTGGTAGATTCTAATACTATTACTACTCCGGGTATAGCTGTGTTTACGCAACTTACAGGATTAACTGCAAGTACAACATATCTTATTTCTATTGAAGTAAGCATTGGTGGTAGAACTAGAATTTGTGATTTCCCGTCTAATATTACAACAGGAGAACCAGCAGTTACAACAAACTATTATGTAAGATCTTGTAGTAGTCCAGGTGATATGATTGTAGTCGGTTATTCTTCTGGTACATTGACTATTGGTCAAGCCGTTCTTCTTTCTTTTGACAATGGAACGGATTGTTGGGAGATTGTTAGTACAACAACAAATCCATCAACGACAACTGTATTGTATGCATTCACTGATTGTACTAGTTGTGGAAGTGCTTGTTTGTCATATACTATTCAAAGCAATGATGTAAATAACGATGGTGATGTAAACTATACAGATTGTAATGGAAATGCTGCTTCACAAGCTGTTGTTGGTATAACCAATTTTACAATTTGTTCACAAGAATACCCATTTTTGAGTGGAGTATCAGGCGCAGCAAATATAACATTAAATGGTCCTTGTGTCTAATATATAATAATTAATAAAAAACAAAATGGCTTGTAAGTGTAGTAATTGTAATTCAGATCCCTGTGGATGTAAAGACCACGGTTTAACAACACCATGTGGTTATACAGAATGTAGCACAGGTAATGAACGTTGTGATGATGTTCAATGTACTGAATGTGTTAGCTACTGTGGATCAACTTTTAGAATTGAAACTCCAACTGGAATTTTAAAGGTGGAGTCTGGAGAAAGACTTGATCAAATTCTACAAAAGTTTGCTTTAATGTTTGTACACGGTATTGACGTCTGTGCAGCAGATAATGTACACCACGCTCCTTATAACTTATATGCAGAAACAGTTACTAGTACAACTATTGATATTGTATGGGGAGGTATTTCATCTTTAAGTGAAGAGTTTGATGT